TCAATTTGATTATCAAGCAATAGCTTAACTATAAGGAGTTAAACAATGGCAACACAAGTACAATTTAGAGGTGGAACAACATCTCAACATGGCTCATTTACCGGTGCTGTGAGAGAGGTAACTGTCGATACCGATAAAGAAACTTTAGTCGTACATGATGGAAGTACGGCAGGTGGATTTGCATTACTTAGACAAAGTGGATCACAACCTCTTACAATAACTACTGCTGATAATAATGCACAATTAACTATTGTATCTACAGATGCAGATGGTTCTTCTGGAGCAATATTAGAAATACAAAGAGATTCAGGCTCACCGGCAGATGGAGATGCTATAGGGCAGATAAAATTTACTGCTGATAATGATGCAGGGCAATCTACTTTGTATGGAACTATTAATGGCACTTTAAGAGATGCGTCTGATGGCACAGAAGATGGACAGATGCAATTTAGTACAATGGTTAATGGTTCAACTACTGATTTTTTTCGTTATGGTGTAGGTGGTGATGGAGAAACTGGAGTTATATTTAATGAAGGCTCTATAGATGCAGACTTTCGTGTTGAATCAAATGGCAATGCTAATATGTTATTTGTAGATGGTGGTGAGAATAGGGTTGGCATAGGCAGTAACGCACCTCAAACATTATTACATCTTCAAGGAAGCGAACCTGATATATTTTTACGAAGGACAGACTTAACTAACAAGTCATGGCGATTAAATGTTCAATCTTCAACTGGTGACTTAAATATTAAATCAAGAAATGATGATGGTTCAGCTAGTACCACTTCTATGGTAATAGCACATGATGGTTATGTAACCATGCCACTTCAACCTGCTTTTTATGTAGAAACATCATCAACACAAACTGATTTTGGGTTAAGTTCTACTCATACTATTGCTTTTGGTACAGAAAGATTTGACCAAAATGCAGATTTTGCTTCTAATATTTTTACTGCACCAGTTACAGGAAGATATTTTTTACATACAACTCTTAGACTTCAATCAATAGATACTGCTGCAACTTATTATTTGTGGGGTTTTGATACATCAAACAATGATTACCTATCTATACTACAACCGAAATTTTCTGAAGATTTATCTTATATATCTGTTCAACAAACAGTTCTTGCAGATATGGATGCAGGAGATACTGCTAAAGTTGTTTTTCAGCAGGTTGGTGGAACTCAACAAACAGATTTACAAGGTGCTAGTGGGTATTCATATTTTTGTGGACACTTAGTAGCATGAGCCAAAGTGAAACAACATAACATAAAGGAGTTATAAAATGGCAAATCACGAAAAGAAGATAACATTAACAGATTTACAACAGAAGATTCTGTCTAATGATTTATACAATGATGTATCAGACAATGCAGGTATAGATGAATGGTTAGATGGTGCAATAACTGGCAAGTTAAACAAGTGTTGGAAACGTATGCAGACAGAGTGGACTACAAAGTTAATGAATGACGATAGTTTTACTGATGCAATACCAAGTAATCAAGCAGACTTTGTTGCTCTTGTAACTGCTAGATCAGACTACACAACAAGAAAACAAAGAGATGATGCAAGTTCACCATAGGAGGTATAAATGACTGAAAAATCTAATGTCGTATATATCGACAATAAAGAATATAAAGCTGATGATTTATCAAAAGATCAAAAATATTTTATTGAGCAACTTACTGAGTGTCAGGCAGAAGCACATAATTTAAAGAAAGCTACTGATAGAATACAAATTGCACAAACTCACTTTATGTCTTTGCTCAAAACTTCATTAAGTAATGATGAAACTGTTGAACGTATGGAAAACTCAAGGTCTAGTTAATTAAATAAGTTTTTAAAATTATTGGAAAAACAAATGCCTAAAACAATCGCAGAATTAAATCCTAAGTTAGCTAAACCAAAACCAAAACCAAAGCCAAAGAAAAAGAATGAGCAAACCAACAATGACAAGCCTTCAAGCTGAAATAAATAATCTTAAAACTACTATTGAAGATTTAACTTCTCGCCTTCGTAGACTTGAAACAGGCATTTATACTGGGATGGGAGCTATAATATTGCTTCTAGCATCTCAAATGTTATTGAGAGGATGAAATGCTTGGTATCGGAGAAGCTGTAGCTGGATATCAATTATTAAAAGCTGGAATTTCAGCCTGTAAATCTGCACTAGACACAGGCAAAGATGCATCGGCAATAGCAAAAGCTGTTGGTTCTATATTTAATGCACAAGATCAAATCAATAAAGAAAAAAACTATAACACAACTGTTAAAGATCAGCTTGGAATGGAGAACATTCTTAATGAACAAATTGATAAAGCAGAATTAGATCGTCAGTTAGATGAAATACGTCTTATGTGTAACATGAAATATGGATCTACATTCTGGGCAGATTGTTTAAAAATTAGAAATGATAGGATTAAAGAATTAAAAGAAAAAGAAAAGAAGGCTAAGATTAGAAAAGCTTTAGAGATCAAGGAGATAAAGAATAATCTTTTAGTTCTTAGTTACATAGTATGTGTTGCTATTCTTATCTTTGGGATGTTGGCTGTGTATATGGAAGCTTATGCCAAAGACTACACCTATAAACAAAAATTGCATAGAGGAGATGTAAAGCTTGTTAAGACAACCACCTGTCGATTATTTGCTCAAGACATAAAAGAAAATGGAGCTACCAGATGGTGTTTTTATCAAACTCAAATTGGTTTTAATAGGAAGTATTCAACAATAACTCAAGATAGTGTTTTCAAATGCCAACGTAAATTCCGATGCAGAATTAATATATTAACTGATGCTCCACCTAAAGAAGTAAAGGACACATTAAAAAATCTTAACAAAGGGTTTAAATGACAGAGGAAAAAAAGAAATTAATCAATTTAGATCTTAGCAATAATTCTTTTGAGCTTTCACTTAGAATACTTGGCAATGAATTTGTCGCAATCAAAATAGGCTCTACAAACTTTAGTGGTAAGTTAATAGCTGGTGGTATTTTGTTATTATTTTTTACTTTAGTTTTGTTGGAAGGCTTTGGATTGAATGAGGTTCTAAAACAGTAAGGAGATAAGTAATGTTAACAGCATTAATACCAGCAGTATCTGGCATACTAGATAAGTTTATACCAGATGCCGATACAAAGCAGAAGTTAAGCCATGAAATAAGTACGATGGCAGAGAAACATCATCAAGAATTAATGTTGGCTCAAATCAAAGTTAATGAAGCAGAAGCAAAAGGTAATTGGTTTCAGTCATCGTGGAGACCTCTTACTGGTTACGTCTGTGTGCTTGGCTTTATGGTTAACTTTTTAGTTTCTCCGATTTGTGCTGGGTTTGGAATAATTATTCCACAAGCTGACACAGCTACAATGCTTCCAGTTTTAATGGGAATGTTAGGATTAGGGGGGATGAGAACTGTAGAACGTATTAAAGGTAAAGATAAAAAATGATGTGGCATTGGCTAACTCTATCAAAATTTTTCGCTAAAATTGGGAATTATTTTTATTCCCTTCATGTAACCACACTTCACTCTAAACAACGAAAGGAAAGAGAAATGGCGATTGGTACACACAAAACTAAGTCTGGTAAAACAGCTAAGAAAGGCTTGTATTACAATATTAACCAGAAGAAAAAGGCTGGAACGAGTGCTACAAAAAAGAAAAGCTCAATAAGTCCTTCAGCTTATAGCAATATGAAGGCTGGTTTTCCTAAAAAGAAAAAAACATAATGGATTTATCACAAAACTTTACACTTGCTGAACTTACTAAATCACAGACAGCCGAAAGAAAAGGTATTCCAAATCATCCTAATGCAGATGGTATATATAATCTAAAAGCTTTAGCTGAAAATATATTACAACCTATTAGAAATAAATGGGGATCTTTTTTAATCAGCTCTGGGTATCGTAGTGAAGAATTATGCCAAGAGATTGGATCAAAAAGTACCAGCCACCATTGTTGTAATGATGGCTATTCTGCAAGTGATTTTGAAGTTGCTGGAGTTGATAATTATGAACTGGCTGTATGGATAAGAGATGAAAGTAATCTCCCCTTCTGTCAGCTCATATTAGAATGTTATAATGGAGAGAAAAATTCTGGATGGATACACATAAGCTACCATCCAGAAGATATTAGAAAAGAATGTTTAACATATCATAGATCAAGTGGTTACAGAAAAGGATTACTGCTTAAATAATCTTGATACCTCTTGGCAAAGTATGACGTTCAATCCATCCTCTTTTTGCGATATCATGCAACAGTCTAGAAACTGATGTTGGAGAATTTCGTTTCTTTAAAATTTGCTGATCATCTAATTGTCCCTTACAAATTTCTCTTACTGTAGGAAACACTCCTTCTTCTTTGTGATATGCTATTAGAAAATCATACACTTGTTTTTGTGTAATAGTTAAACCGATTTTATTATCCATTCTCATTCTCCTTTGCTTGCATTGACAATGATTTATTAAAGTCCAACCTTTGCTGTTTAACTTGAGAGATATCTTGTTCTACAAATTTACGATTAATTAATTCCAAATTTATATGCTCAAAGTCTTTGAGGATAGTTCGCTTTTCTTCTGGTTTAAATTTTGGACTAGAATAAACAGCACTCATTATAGCTTTGTATCGTTCTACTACCTCTTCTAAAGTTTTATATTCTTCAGATGGTTTGTTATTAATCATCTTTAACTCATAGATAGTATCTTTAAGAGGTTGTACATCTTTATCAACAATATCATTCTCGGCTTTATTATCGTCTGTGAGAGCATCAACTATACTATTAGCTAGATCTACATCATTTGAAATAACAGGTGCATTAACGACCTTTAAATCGCTTGTTTTTGCTTCGTCTGGATAATCAACAGCTTCTTCTGTAGTGATAATACCTTTGATGGCATCTGGAAAAGCATCTCTAAGGGCAAATCCTCTAGCTCTTTGAGCTAACATTCTTTTAGGATATGACTTCCAAGCACCAGCTTTATTCATAAGACCAGCTTTAGTTGCATCTGCTATAGAAAATTCTCTTACAGTTTCTTCAACAGTATCTTTGACTTTTCTTTTGACAGAACAGTAAGCAGTATCCCCTTCTAGCCATTCTTTCATTCCATAATAATCTGGATGCTTTTTACAAACAGCAACCAAAGCATCTCCCCACAATGTAGCTTTACCATTTATAACATTTATGTTTGATAGAGCTTGCATTGGTGGCAAGCCAACTTCATATCCCCATTGAATAGCAACTAGGATATTAGCTGGTTTACCTCTATAGGCATCTGGTACTAAACCAGATTGAGCTAATGTTTTAGAAAATTCCATAGCTTCTGATAAAGACTTAGGTTCTAGCATAGTTAAATTTGGCATTAATTTTTCTCCTTTAATGAAAAGGTATAGCTTTCTTGCATTTCGCCTGTGCCTACCATTTTCTTTTTTTCTTTTAATTTTGTTTCTGAAATGATTTCAAAGTTTTGAAACTTAGCATGAGTTATTGCAAGTGTATCCATAATGTCCTGTATGGCAGACTTGATTTCATCCTTAGTCTTAGTCCATTTCCTAGCTTCAGATGATGCAGTCGTAAAGTCAGAACATAATTGTTCAAAATCGTGATTACTATTAACCAACTTCTCTTCAATGTTAGTTAACTCTGGTTTATCTTTATCTTTTATCTCTGGATAATCAGCACCAGATTCAATCAAAGACCAGAACTCCTGTACCTTCTCAATAATAACAGAACAAAGAGCTTTATTCCTGTGTATAGGATAAAAATTCAATCCACCTTTTTGATCAAGACAGGCAACCATTCCCCAATCAATACCAGCACAGATCATTTGATGATGAACTTGTATGAGCCATTCTGGTTTAATTTTACCTTGATGATAGAAATCTGTTTTGATTTCCATGATGCCTGTACCAATGAAAGTTTCTTTTACACCATTACTATCTTCAATTTGTATAGGAACTTCTGACACTTCAATTATACGATCAATAGAAGCTCCCATTTTTTCTGGTATATTTTGAAAAGAACTTTGTGGCTCATATATTTTTATGGATGAATGACCATTCATTATTTGTAACTCTTCTAATGCCCAATCAGCAACTCCATGTTCTAAATGAGTTCCCCTTCGTAAAGCTTTAGGATTTAAATAATGTTCAATCCTTTCTACTTTGTTAACTGCATCACGATGCTTCATTAAAACATCTTGATTAGTTTGGAATGGTGTTTTCATTAAAACGATTGCTGGAGTTTCAGATGATCCTAATTCTTGACCTGTTTTTGTAAGTTTTGGCATCTCTAAGCTCCTACATTATCGTAGTAACACTTATCGTCTAAAGCACAGAGAAACCAAAATAATCCCCAGATCTCCAACAACACAAGAGGAATTAAAATTATAGCATAAATAGTTTTTACTGCTACATTAGGGTTTATGAAAAAAACAATGAGAATATATATTATGCGACATACTTCTGATATTATACTGTGTATCCCTTTATGTGCTTGATTTAGTAAACTTCCCCTTTTTGTACACAGACTGAACGTATTTATTCTTAGCCTGTTCGATACCTTCAGACTTTGTTTCTGGTGGCTGGTTGTGCTTACGATGTTTTTGTTCTTCTTCTCGTTCCATGGATTCTCGCATCCATTTTCGCCATTGATCGTGATCCGATGCATGATCTTCTTCTCCTTCAGTTTCAGTTATTATTTTATCTAAATCGGCTAGACCATGAATGTTTTCCAAACCATTATGTCCCCACACTAATTCTTCTGCACCTCTATTACGAGGATCGGCTGGTTTTATTCCAGCCAGATTTGAAGTCATTGTATTAATAACATAATGAGCATGAACTAATTTATCCACTCGTCTAAAGGAATTTAAGTTTACAAGTCGGTTTAATTCGTCAGCTCCATATTGAAATATTTCTGCCACAGCCAACAAATGCTGTGGATGAAACATAGGTATTGTCATTCTACGTTGAAAGTTTAACCGAGTGCTGTTCATAGCTCGTGTTATATCATGTTTGTATATATGACGTTTACGATTTGATCCCACTTTGTACTCCTCCTTAAATTTATAATAGTAAATTAAATTATTAAATATATGCATATCAAATTGGTACTGAAAATTAATCGAGTGCCAAGTTGCTTTGCATTAGTTTTTCAAAATTGTTAAGGGCATTATAAGCTGAACCAATGGTAGATTTAGTTAAAGTTTTTCGCCACAAACAATAGTCCTCTGTCTTTTCTACAAGTAAAGCTGATGCTCGACATTTAACCATATTAGCTGATCTTTTTACGATGATCCAATCTTCAGCTTCACACTCTGTGATCATTGTTGAAATGGATTGTCTGTTGCTATTCATATCGGCAACAAGCTGTGTTATAGTGTACCACCTATTGGCATAGACAGCGTATGTCATCCATCTGGCAAAAGCATTTCTCAATGGTGTTGAATTAAAATACCTTTGGAGTTTATTATCCATTCGTGTTTGTCGTGCTTGGTAAACAGCCATTTCGATTTGACAAGTTTTCATAAAATACTGCTTTAATAAATGCTTGTGTATATCTGTAGCTGAATTTTTAATAAGTCTTTTATTGATGTCATCCATTACTTTTTATCCTTTGTTCTCATGTACATATTCCTAATAGTTGAAGCGTGCCATTCGCCTTTTCTGGCAGTTTCATAACCTCGCTTTTCAAAATCCAAAGCAATTTCCCTGTAAGACCATCCCATAGCAATACCTCTTTCGATGTTAGGTAAAAGATTGTCAGCTCTTTCATTAGCTTTGATCTTATTGCCCATAGCACCTTTCTTTTGTGCATCATTAGTCATGCCTGTTCCCAGCTTTGTAATTTTATTGCCAGATCTTGATACATGAGATCCATTTACTTTTATGTCATGTTTAATTCTGGCTAATGCAGTTTTAGTTCGTTCTGATATAACCTGTGCTTCATGTTGTTGCATGACAGCCATAAAACCGACTGTAGTTTCATCAAGCATAGGATAATCAACAACTATAAGTTTGATCTTGCCTTGCGATACAACATCGTCAAAGAAGTTAAGAACATCCCCTCGCCTTCTACCTAACCTTGATAAAGAATAGATGATCAAAGTAGCTTTAGTCTTTCTGCAATACTTAATAGCATCATTAAGAACTGGTCGTTTTGCCCAAGGTGTTTTACCAGATACAGCTTCTTCTTTAAACCATTCCACATGATGATCGCCACCATTTAGATATTGTT